AATCTATTAACAAATAAATAAAAAAAGAATGATTATTAACGGAGGTGTGGAGTGCCACTTAAATTAAAAGGGTCAACATCAGGATCTGTAGAATTGGATGTTCCTGCTGTTGTCGGAGGTGATGTCAGTTTAGAACTGCCTGGTGGCGGCACAGTTGACCGATTGGAGCGTGCTGGTAACATTTTACAGGTTGTCCAGGGGACGACTACAACGGAGGTTACTGTCACTACGACAACATGGACTGACACAACATTGTCGGCAACAATTACTCCAACAAGCGCTACAAGTAAAGTCTTGATTATTGTAAATCAGCATTATTATGCCACTAGGAGCAACTTTGGATCAGGTGTGGGAGTCAGGATCCTACGGGGCACAACAGTTATTGACACGCCTATCGAACTAAGTAGTAACCAACCCCGTTCTGTTCTTGTAACCGTAGATGCAGCTAACAGTGTGCAAGTTTCTGGTTTCTATAACCGTTTAATTCTTGATTCCCCTAGTACGACTTCTTCTATAACGTACAAGATTGAAGGACGACCTTTTCGTTCGGACAGTTCTGGCTCGGCTATTTTTCAGAGAGCTAGTGTTTCAACTCAACCAGTTTCTAACATTACTCTCATGGAGATCGCAGCATAACTATAAGATATTAATTATCTTTAAAGGAGACAAACCTAGTCTACATAAAAAAAGGAGTCTTGTCAAGACTCTAATTTGATAGATAGACTATGGACAATGTGTTATAATATATGTAAGTAAAATGTGACCTATGAATTTTATTGTATATTCTAAAAACAACTGTCCCTATTGTTATAAAGTCAAACAAGTGTTAGAAATGACTGGTAGCAATTACGAGATTCATACTCTTGGTGAGGACTTTACACGTCAAGAGTTTTATGCTAAATTTGGACAGGGTTCGACATTCCCTCAAGTAATGTGTGATGATAAAAAATTAGGAGGATGTGTTGACACAATCAAATTTCTCAGAGAACAACAAGTCATCAAGTCCTAACATAAATAAATCAGAAGACCACAGAAATCGTGGTGTTGATTTCCTACTTAATGGAGGTAAAAGAAAGCAAGTCCAACCATTTCATATCATCTTCGAAAAGATGGTTTGCTTTCTAAGACGGGAGGTTACCATCTATTTCGAATTTTCCATCAAAACACGGAAAAGACAAGTAGTATCCCGGAGAAAGAAAAATGTTAGCAGTTAGTTTAGTCTTTGGATCATTCTTAACCATTTTATTTTTGATACTGGGACTTGTAATTGGTTGGACTGCTAGGGAATATATGATGAATTATCGGGAAGTTCCAAGACCTCATCCTGAAATGTTTGATGAGCAAGGAAATCTAATTCCTGACGAAGTAATTGCATTTAACTTTGAAAATTATGACTACGACAACAACGAAGAAGAAGACGAAGACTAGTACAGCATCACTAGAACTTCCAAGAAATCCATTTGTATTTGAGGTTTTAGATCTTGCATCAAAGCAAAGAAGCAAGGCAAAAAAAGTAGAGGTTCTGAAAAAATATAGGGACAATGGTTTAGTTGCCGTTCTTATCTGGAACTTTGATAAAACTATTACATCTCTTCTTCCAGAAGGAGAAGTTCCTTATTCTGGATTTGAAGATCAAGCAAAGTCCAATGGTGGATTGACGACTAAGATTACAGAAGAAGTTCGTCGTATGCACGAGACTGATTCTTTTTCTATGGGTTCGAGTGATAAGAATGGACACACCACGATTCGTAGGGAATTTAAAAACTTCTATCATTTTTTGAAAGGAGGAAATCCCGGACTGAATGCAATTCGTCGTGAAACAATGTTCATCAATATTCTTGAGGGACTTCATCCACTTGAGGCAGAAATCATTTGCCTTGTAAAGGATAAAAAACTGACCGATAAGTATAAGATTACAAGAGAGATTGTGAGTGAAGCATATCCAGATATTACTTGGGGAGGTAGAGGTTGAGAATTCTTTATGAAGATTGTGATCCAGACAAGGCACTAGATAAATCTCTTCCATATACTGCTTATCTAATAGAGTATAAAAAGGATGGAGAGTCTCATTATGATGTTGCACTGGGCAAAAAGCAAGTCGAAATTTTTGATCACTACTGGGATAAGTATCGTGAAAACTTTGTGAATATGAAACAGAGTGAGGGAAGAATCAATCCAAAACTCTGGGGTAATGAACCACCCAAAACCAAAAGTCGAAAGTGATTCCAAAAAAGGGGCAAAAAAATCTCTGGAAAATTTTTGGTCTGTAGGGTCGCTTGACTAAATAAGGTATGAGGTCTATAATAGACCTGTCGTTTATCGGAGAAATCTCCGACGCAAGTAAGTCGCGCAACGGAACGTTGATCCCATGTTAGATATACTTTTGTATTCTACACTCACTTGCCCTCAAGCTGATGCTATTATGCTGAAGATTAAGGCAAACGAAGATCTTGAGAATTTTATCAAGATTGAGTTAGTTGAGACCGTCAAGGAATCAGTGCCCGAGTGTAAATGGGACGCAAACGACTGAAGAAACGGAAAAAACGGATCCTGATTATTCAGAGAAGGTTAATTTCACCCATTTCTTTAGGAGTATAAAAATGAACACACTTAATATGATTCGTAAGCAGATCAATAAAGCATCTGCTCTTCACGACGCACAAATTCACATGACATCTTATCGTGGTGTCAAGTATGAGTGCAAGCAAGGAACCGATGATCTTCACGGCACCTTCTGCTATCGTGGACACACTTATAGTAAGTGAATTACTTGTAAATCGTCAGAGGGGTTGCTAACCCCTCTTTTTTTATGTTATAATGTGGTGAAACAGCAAAGTATTATGGAGAAAGAAAGACTTAAACTCATTGTCAGAAATCTTGAACTACTAGTTGATTCACTAAAGGCAGAAGTATATTCTGATGTGGATGCATATGTGCCTAAAGATCTCCCATCAAGACAATTAGATTATGATGAAGTCTTTGAGGACGATGATGACTGATACTAAAAAAGCAAAAGAACTTGTTAAACTACTGGAGAAATTGATTGAAAAAGATTATCTCTATAGTGAAGAAAGAATTATTGAGATGAAGACGCAACTGCGTGCTATTAAGGAGCAGATTGCAGACATTGAAAAAGAAAACTCTAAAGGATTTGGAAAATGAATGTAAAATTGATTAGTGTCACTCCTGATGCAGAAAAGACAATGGCATACATTGCCCGTGTCTCAAATCCAAATAATCAGGAAAACCCAAACTTTGCAGGATTGCTTCGTTATTGCATCAACCATAAGCATTGGAGTGTGTTTGAGCAAGCAACAATGACTCTGGAAGTTGAAACTACCAGAGGACTGTCACCTCAAATTTTGAGGCACGTTTCATTCCGATATCAAGAATTCTCACAACGATATGCAGATTCTTCTCTACTCGATGAGAGCATTCCCATGTTTGATTTACGCCGACAAGATACAAAGAATCGTCAAAACTCTATTGATGATATTGATCCATTTGTGAAGCAAGAGTTTGAAATCAAAATTCGGAAGTACTTTGATGGTGGAATGAAACTCTACAAAGAGATGCTTGATGCTGGTATTGCAAAGGAATGTGCCCGTTTTGTGCTTCCACTCGCAACACCCACAAGAATGTATATGACGGGATCAGTTCGTTCATGGATTCATTACATTGATTTACGTTCTGCTAATGGCACTCAAAAGGAGCACATGGAGATTGCAGAAGCATGTAAGAAGATTTTTGTGGAACAATTCCCGACTTGTGCAGAAGCACTGGAGTGGGTCTAAATATTTTTATATCATTAGGAGGTGATAATTTTGGCAACATATCCTGTAGTGCATAAAGAAACTGGTGAACAAAAAGAAGTGAAAATGAGTGTTCATGAATGGACACAATGGTGTGAAGACAATCCCGACTGGACACGGGATTGGTCTGATCCTTCTACTGCTCCAATGGCAACGGATGTTGGTGAATGGAGAGATAAACTTGTAAATAAACATCCGGGATGGAATGAAGTCCTTGATAAAGTAAGTAAATCTCCAAAAGCAAACGTAAAAAAGATCTAGTATGGCAAGAAGAAAGAGAGCATCAGCAAATGATCAGCCAATTGGAGTTGGTTTGACTGCAAAACAGATGAAGAGAAAAAAACCTCTGAGTTCTGAATATTTGGTTGATATTGATCCACTTACAGAGAATCAAAAAACTCTATTCAATTCATATAAAGAAGGAAAACACATTGTTGCTTATGGATGTGCAGGTACAGGAAAGACATTCATTACCCTCTACAATGCACTTAAAGATGTTCTGAGTGAGAATACACCCTATGAGAGAATCTACCTTGTGAGGTCTCTTGTAGCAACCAGAGAGATTGGTTTCTTGCCCGGATCACATGAAGATAAGGCAGATATTTACCAAATTCCTTATAAGAATATGGTAAAGTATATGTTCCAGATGCCATCTGATGCTGACTTTGAGATGCTTTATGGTAATCTTAAATCACAAGAAACTATTAAGTTTTGGAGCACATCATTTCTTCGTGGAACAACTCTTGATAATGCAATTGTGATTGTTGACGAATTTCAGAACCTCAACTTTCACGAACT